TACCCTTATCTCACTTCGGTACCAGTACCACAGTATAAAAAAAACGGTATAATTTACCTAGGTTTAACATCTATGATGTTGGAAATACGGTTATACACCGCTGGGTCTTTAGCAAATAATTGGCACTGACGATTATAGTTACATGTAAATATTTTTTTTGTATTCTTTGGAATCAAAGCAGTCTGATACCGAATATGTATTTCTCTGTCCATTTCCCAGTCTAACAGATGTATCTGTGCAGTCTCTGGCAAATGCGAAAATGTCATATCATCAAATATCAAACCATCGTGAAATCCTTCTGTAAAATCCTTCAAACTATCTAAATGTGAAATAAACATTGGTTGTTTAAAGAGTGATAATGCAAATTGAGTTTTACCAATTTGAGAATCACCAACGAGAACCAATACTTTAAAATCCTTAAAATCAATAGATTTATTCATCTTAGATGAAAATGATAATCTATTATAACAATCTTCAAAATCATATAATCCTTTAAAAGAAGTTGGATTATGTAGTTTATATAATACTTCTAAATTGCGATTATACCTTAGTACAAAGTTAGGATATTTTAGTTTAACATCTCTTAATGAGTTCCCATCTTTAATACAAGATATCACATCTTCTATATCATTCCTTTCCCCTTGTTTTCTATTATCAACAATAGTAAAATCCAAGTCTTTCATACAATAATTTCTACCACCTTCAAGATCTAAACAACCTTCTAAATGGAATCCTTTAAAATCACGCTTCATAGCGCTAAACCTTCTCGGTTTTCGAAAAGTGATACACCCTTGTATATGTGGTGTACCTTTCTTTTCTCCGATTTCTAACCCAAAGATATTATACGAACATTCGAGGTTTTTCAAAAGTTCAATGTGCTTGTCAGTGTAATTATTCATAGTATAGACCCAACTCTTAGATTGGTAAGCGGACTTACAATCTTTCTTCCCAAAATTCAAAACTCCCATATATATATTATCAAAAGAAAAAGATTTTCATATAATTGCGCAATTATATAATATACTAAGAAAAAAAATCTTTAAATAAAAAACGAAAAAATTTATAATAATTAATAAAAACTTTATCTAAAAAAATATTCATCTCAATATATAATTAACATATAAAAAAAATCTTTATATATTATATATGCCTCGATCTAAATCTTCTTACAAAAAGAAACCTTATCGTAAAAAAAGAACTTACCGTAAAAAACGAACATATCGTAAAAGAAACACCGGTAATTACATTATATCTAGACCACTACTCCCCCAAGTACAAAAAGTCTCTATGCGTTATACAACACGAGTAAAAATACAACCAGCACAAATAATGTCCGATATCACGGATTCCGGTAGTAGTGTATCAGTATACACTATGATTTGGAACAATTTATTTGACCCTGATTATACTTCTCAGGCAGTATCCCATCACATGGATGGTGCCCGTAATCATCAACCCCGTATGTTTGACCAATACGGAGCATTCTATAACAAACAAACCTGTATAGGTGCAAAAGCAAAAATTACATTTTTAGCGGTGGACCGTGCAGTCGATGGAGACCCCACTTCTGACGTAAATTTCCAATTTATGGAACCTCAACCAGTATTCGTAGGTTATCTCAAATCTCAGTATGCCGACGATGCTCAACCATCAGTCAAATTCGATGATCTAGATGAATCACGTAGTATCGTATACAAAAGACTTGTCGACCCTAATAAACCAAAAACTTTCACCGCCAAATGGAGTCTTAAAAAAGAACCATCACGTAAGTCCAGACTTCAATTAGAAGCATCCCAACAAGAAGATGATTGGGGTGCGGATTTCCAGCACGACCTAGTATCAACTCAGAAACGGTATCTTCACTTATTCGCCCATCCTATTAGTACACAAGAAACTCACTCAAATATTAACGAAGGTCTGCCTACACCCATAGATGTCCATATAGAAATGGACTTCATTACATTACTATCTGATAGAAAAGACGTCGGTCAGTCCTCATGATTGAACCCGAGGGACGCTATGTCCCGATAGGTTCCCCCCGGAGGGAACAGACTTTTTGCGGAAGCAAAAGTCGACCGTTAAGAAATCCTAACGGAGCGTAGCGAGTGTGGAATTTTGCCTCTCAACCTCTATACTAATATTATAAGAATTATAATATTAAATGAAGAGCAAGAACATAAATATGCAACTACCTCAAATAAAGAACAAGAACATAAATGAAAAAATAGACTCCCAAAAAATTGTGAGATAAGGTATAGTATTACCCTTATCTCACTTCGGTACCAGTACCACAGTATAAAAAAAACGGTATAATTTACCTAGGTTTAACATCTATGATGTTGGAAATACGGTTATACACCGCTGGGTCTTTAGCAAATAATTGG